ATGAAAAATATCTGTTTTATAGGGAACTATAAGAAAACTTTCTTTTTTGACGCAATAGCTCAGGAAATCAGAAAACATGGAGTAACTGTTTTTTGGATTGTAATGAACCAAAAACAATACGATTTTTTGGTGCCGCTTTATGGTGCCTCAAACGTGTTAATGCTGAATAAAAATACAGGCAGTATTCCTTCAGAAAAGATAGGCGAGTATAAGATTAATGAATTGGTAGCGGTTGACCGTGCACTGAAGTGGTACGGTAGCTGGGGATATGATTTTTTACGAAACATACAAAAACCCGTATACAATTACATTAAGGCAAATAACATAAATTTTATATTTGGCGAAACAACTTATGGCCATGAGCTGGTTATTCATAGGATGCTGGCCGATAAAACGGAATTAAATTGTACCTACCTGCATCCTCAAACCATTCGGATACCAGGGTACCATTTTACGTTTTTAAAGGATGAGTTTCAATCAGAGATTTATGAGAATTTTAAACATGATGCTTATAACGAGGGTTTTGTAGTTAAGCTTGCTAAGCCTACCGAATTTGCCCGGGTAGAGGTAAGGGTAAAAAAATCATTAAGTGTTAAAAGTAAGCTGAATCGTGTTGTGCGCTTCTTTACCTCGGAAAATGTGGATAAGGACGATCCGAGTATAGTACCCACAACTACGTCGGCTAAGTTTGCATGGGCCGCAACGGAGGAATGGAATCGGGTATCTCACAATTTTGTAACTACCCAAGGTTACGATGCTATTGAAGGAAGAAAGTTTGTAGTATACACCTTGCATAAACAGCCAGAGGCATCAATTGATGTTGTAGGCCGATATTACGACGATCAGTTTAAAAACATACAAAATATATGGCGTATATTGCCAGACGACTGGTATTTGGTTGTTAAAGAGCACACCAACGCTATTGGCGATAGATCTTTCACGTTTTTTAAAAATGTAAGTTCGTTACGCAACGTTGTGTTATTGCATCCCACAATAAACTCTCATGATTTGATCAGGGATTGCCAGGCTATATTTAGCGTGTCTGGATCAATTGCTTATGAAGCTGCATTATTTGGTAAGCCTGCTTTTTTGTTTGTGCCTATATTTTTTGACAAACTTAGAAATTGCCACAGAATTACCCTGGATACATTTAGAAGGATAAAAAATATTGATGATTTACTAAAGGAGTGGGAGGAAGGGCGAAGCAGTAAAATGCCGGTAGAAGAGTTTTCCAGGTATCTGCTTGTGCATAGTTCAAAAGGACTAATAAGTGATCCTTTAACAGATCCTAAATGTATGGAAAAAGAAAATATAGATTTTGTGACAAAAGCATTTGTTAAGCTGGCAGGTAGTTAATAAACAAGTACATTAGTATTAGCAATGATTGGTTAATGAAAACAAGTAAATTTAAAGTAATAATAGCATTTTGCATTGCTTTTACGCCATTTAATTTTTTGCGGATATTTTTATATCGGTCAGTATTAGGATACAAGATTACTAAAGGATCCAAAATAGGGCCTTTTAATTTTATCGTTGTTAAAAATTGCGATATAAGGAATGGACGGATTGGTAAATTTAACATAATTGAAACCAACAATTTATTTGTTGATGAAAAATCCCTCATCGGGACATTTAACAGGTTTAAGGATATAATAGGGGTGAGCATCGGTAAATCAACTGTAATAAGATCAAATAACACTTTTTTTGGTACAGTTAAGGATACACCTTATAAGCAATTTGAAACCTTTAGCATTAAAGATAATTGTACTATTACAAATGCTCACGTGTTTGATTGTTCAGATAGCATTATTATTGGTAGTACTGTTATAATAGGCGGTAAAGCCAGCCAGTTTTGGACTCACGGGTTTACTAATGATCGCGTGCGAATTCAAGGTCCCATTATTTTAGAGGATAATATTTATGTTGGAACAAGGTGTTTATTTATGCCGGCGATACGTGTGTGCACTGATAATGTAATTGCAGGAGGAACAACAATTTCAAAAAGCATCAAAGAATCTGGAATTTATGCATCATCAAAATTGATGAAGATTACTGAGGTTAAGAAGTTATTTAACTCGGCTGATGTAATTGTACATAACAATAGTCGTTATTTAAGAAAAGAGGTTTAATAGGTTTGAATTTATTTGTACTGACTAAATATAAAGGTTGATAGTTATTTACAGATTTGATTAAAGTACATGAAATACAGCACCGTTAAAATATATATCATACTTATATTCTTATTTGTAAATAATGTATTTCTGCCTTTTGGGCTACAGTATACTGCTTTGCTGAGCCCCTTTTTATTTTTTTACTCTTTTTTAAAATTTAGAAAGGCGTATATAATTTCGCTATTAGTGTATGCTATTTCTGTTGCAATGCATTTGTACGGCGGTATTGCTTCCATGCCGGATTACTTGCGTTCAAGTGCACTCCATATTGCGGTATTAATTCAATGTATAGCTTTTTTTAAACTTATAAGCCAAGATCCTAACATCGTTTATAGGGCTTTTGAAAAGGCAGTTCCTATAAATTTGGTGCTGGTAGTGATAGCTGGGCTATTAATATTAGGAGGCAACAAAGATATGTGGCAAACGTCAATTCAATTTGGAGCCTTTGCAAATTTGCCAAGATTACGTTTATTAACATACGAACCGTCTTATTATTCAACTTTACTTGTGCCAATTTTTTTTTATTATTTTGTTAGGTGGACCAACCGCATAAAGAAAAATAATCTTTTTCCATTCTTGGTACTATCTGTTTCTTTTTGCCTCTCGTTGTCATTCGGAGTTATATTTACTATCATTCTTTCTATCCTTATCAGCAGTTTAATGAAATTAAACAAGAAGGCGTTTTTAATATTGGGCATTTCTACCTTGGTTGTTTTGTTTGGGGTGGTGGCTTTGTTTATTTACAACCCTAATAACGCGATTTTTGCCAGGTTAATTAATGTCATATCGGGTAATGATGTATCCGGTAATGCCCGCTTATTTGATAGTTGGACCCTTGCTTATGAGATATTACAGAAGCACCACAGTTTTCTTACGGGTGTTGGGTGGGGGCAAATTAAAGTTGTAGGACATGATATCATCCAATCTTTTTACGGTTATTCTGATGACGACACGGCGTTAGGTTATTCCTTACCAAACTTCATTTGTGTGATTCTAACAATGCTGGGTATATATGGTGTTGCATTTTATTTCTTAATATTACTGTACTTTTATAAAGCTACCAATGTTAAGAATTCTATTTATAGAAAGTATATATTCTGGTTTGTGTTTATATATCAGTTTACCGGAGGATTTAGTTCAAGTGTGATACATTATGTTTTGTTGATTATAGCATTTTACAAACCAATGGATAATTATTTCATTAAGATCAAGTAAAATCGAAAATTCCAAATGTCACAAAATCGGAAACGAAATGTCCGAAAAACACGCACCGGCTATTGGCTAAAAGATTTAGCATATGTCTTAAGTTCGTCTAAGCTGAGGCTAGCAGGCTTATCATGTAATGACATACTTACCTCCCCATCACTGTGAAAAAACACGGCTAAAGCACCTAAACGATACCCTTCGGTTATATTGGGTCTCACGGTATGTGGTGCCAAATGCGAGGCGATACCGGTATGCTTAAAGCCCAACGCTTCTACTGTTGTATGGTTTATGGTGGTTAGTACATCGTTCATGCACCAAATATAAGCGTTAATAAATCACAATAAAAACACCGTTTAAATAGCTTTTAAACGGTGTTTTTATTTGCAAATTCAAGGACAATTAGGTATCTTTAAGCAAGTATTCAAAGGTATTTTACTTACGCTTTTTACTTCCGAATGGCTTGCCCTTTGGCACGGGTTCTACCTGTATGTCATAAATCGGACCCATGCGGCACCATACTTTTCTGCCTTTACTGTCTTCCCCTGCCCAAATGCACATCCATTCGCCATTTTCCTGTTGCTCCACAGTTCCTGTGTTTTCTAAGTTTAATTTAATATTTCCCATGCTCAAACTTACCAAGCCTACATTATATGTTTTTACGGTTTCCCGTAAAGCGATTTAGACCGCTTTAAGCCCTCTTTTAATCTATCGGGTAGTTAGCCGTCAAAACTTCAACTTTACGCTTTAAATAGCCGCTCCTGCTGTTTATAGACACCCCTTGCTCTACTGACCACATGTGCCAACCGTGCGCCTTTGCATACTTCAATAAAATATCGGACGGGTAAGACGATAAAAGAAACTTTCCTTTGATCTGGCTTAACCTGGTTAACAGGTTTTCAAAATCCTGTTCCGAATAGCCATCGTAGTGGCCACAATCGCTGTTAAAGTATGGCGGATCGCAATAAAAGAAGCTATCCTCTGTGTCTCTACTCCCAATTAGGTACAAGGCGTCAGCACTTTCTATTTGAACGTTCTGCAACCGGATAGCATAATCCTCTGTAAACCTTTCCCGGTTATTGATAATTTTTTTGGTGGTGGTATTTTTGGTTTTATCAAACCCAAACGTGCCGTCCATTTGCGCGCAAAAGCTTTGACTGCTTAACACCCATACCGCCCAAGCCCTTTTTATCTCGCTGAACATATCCGGATGATTGTAAATAACCGAGGCCTTGCGGTGCAAATCGCGGCTATGTAGGGTAATCCTAATCTCCTTTTCCAATCCAACAAAATCATTTTGAACTACCCTATAAAAGTTCATTAACTCCTTATTAGTATCATTTATAACCTCAATTTCAGAGGGTGGCTTTGCAAAAAAAATTGCCGCGCCACCTGTGAAAGCCTCGCAGTACAGTACATGCTTAGGTATCAACGATATAATCTTATCTGCTAACTTTTGTTTACCGCCGTAGTAGCTAATCGGCGTTTTCATCCTCACTTTACTCATATATATTTATTAATTTTGAATTCTCACAAAACAAAAAATGCACGATTATCCAACCACTGGCTTACGCCCCGGCAGGATGCTCGTGCATTACTTTTTTTGTTTTGTGAGAATTACAGGAAAGGTGCCGGGGTGTTTTATTTACCCTATGAGGCCTTACTATCAGGTACAAGTAGCATAATCTGTTCAGCTACCGCTTTTCCAAGTATAGATGCACCACGATCAGTTAAATGCACCCCACTAAGGTTATCATTGTCTTTTCTATTGAAGTAATTTTCGTTGTTTGGGGCAGTACTTGAATATATTTCGCTTGCCGTATTAACATCAACGATTCCACTCGTAAAGCTTCTGAAATTAGCCCTTAGCCTTTTATTTAATTCTAACCTCCTTTTGTCGAAATCTGGCTGTATCGCGTATTTATCGACCCTGTTCATTACTGGTACAACTATAGATTTGACGCCCCGGTTTCTTAAAAACTGATGGATTTTAACAATATCGTTATATACCTGATCTGTTGGAAACTCCGTGAGATCGTTGGCTCCAAAAAAAACCACCGCTATAGTGTCGCGCTTTGAATCTATAATAAGGTTCTGTATGTATTGGCTATAATATTCAGATGCGGAAAGGCCTGGATAGCCAAAAACCTCAAAATCTATATTTTTTAGTAAACCCACGGCTTGGTATGGAAATGAAAATTCCTTACTACTTGTACCGACACCTTTTGTCAAGCTATCTCCTATAAAGTATATCAGCGGGCGACCGAATATGCTACATCGTTTAAAAAAAGCTAATGAACTCAAGGCAATAACTTTTAATAAGAAGTCCCCCCTGGAAATATTTGAAACCATGTGATAGTTTTTTGTAAAAATAATACTTAAACTCAATTATTAAACGTTTCGACCCAAAGCCGTTTGAAAGGCTTGTACTATGGTATAATGCGCAGCCTCTTCGCTGTCTGTTAAGCCGTAGCCAATGGCGGCGTAAGCGCAATTACGGGCTGATGGATAACTATCGCCAACGCCTGCTAAATTCTGATTTCCTATTATAGTGCTGGTCTGTTGTTCATTTCCAGTAGTGGATGTTGCGGTACTTATGATTGCGCCATTTTTATACAAAGTCCTATGTGTTGTAGTATCGGCCCGGCACACGCTAAACAAGCCGGTTGCTGTATATGAAGCAGATTCCGGCGAGGGGCCATTGTCGTTTAACTCGCAATAAACCTGCCCGCCCAATCTAATGGCAAACCTGGCTATCGAGCCAGCGTTACCACCTCCAATATCGACACCCTCCGGTACGGGGTTGGCTGTTCGTGAATAATAGTGCAACGACATTTTACCCTTGCTGAATGCCGAGCGTTCGTTTTGAGTAAATTTAGTGTCGGCCACAGCGCCGCCAACCCAAGTTACCCCGTTGGCATCATGCGTTGCCGCGCCGTGGTATACCAACCTGTAACAGGCGTCTAAATCCCTGGCATCTTTGAGGTTGAATTTGTGCGCATCTGCATTACCGCCCACAAAAGGGTATATAGCCCTCAACTTCCACCAAATACCGGCTGCTTTAAGGTCGGTAACCATTGCATTTATAGCATCTATTTGAGTGCTGTCCGTGATGCCTGTGGCCGCTATGAAGTCGGCCGCTTCGTCAGGCGGCGAAACAACAAGCGACGATGTTAATGCAAGCGCTGATATTGTTGTAGCTAAACAATTAGCAATTACTAAGGCCCCAGCGTCTGTTGGATGAACCTTGCTTAATCCATCTGTATCCGGATCATTAAAGTAGGTGGCATTATCCGGCGCATCATCCCCCCACATTTCGGGATGCCCGCTAATATCAACAACCGCATCTGCTATGGTTGCATAATTGGCAGCAATCCATGTGTTAAAAGCATTTCGGCGCGGATTGAAGTTAATATTTGAAAAGCTGTCTTTCCTGTTTAAAACAGGAACAATTATAACCTTTGCGCCCGCTGCCTGTAGTGCGTTACAGCTTGCTGTTAGATTTGTGATAAAATCAGTGTCAGTCATATCCAACATGTCATTCGCGCCAAAAAACAATACGCTATAAATATCTGTGTAGTTGATGTAATCAAACAGCTTTATCCCATCGTTTAAGGCGTTGGTATTAAACCATGCGGATGTTTGACCGGGAAACGGCATTACACCCATAGTAATCGACAATCCGCTTGTTGTAAGGGCATCTACTGTTTTAGTAGGATAGTCATTGCCTTTATTAAAGTCGCCCGTTTCGCTTGTGCCAGTGCCTGTTGTACCAATACCACCAGTGATACTATCGCCAAAGAAAACCAACTGAATGTTTTTTTCCGGGGCCACTGCATTAAAGGCAACAGTATTCGTAAGTTCAGCACTCACCGGGTTTATCCCCAACGCCTTTACACGGACTTTTAAACCGCCGATGGGTATGTCAACATCTAAGCCCACGTTAATGGTATACGAGCCGTCTAAATTATCTGTGGTGTTTAGTGCCGTGCAGCCAATCCATGCACCTCCGTTCACCTGGTATTCGTGGTCTGTTAGTGGTCGTTTCATTATGCTTCGCCTCCTGTATAAGTAAATGTGTCCTCCTCATCGTCAACAACGCCATCTGTTGGCGGGTCTGGGGTTTCGGGGTTTGGTAGTTTGTATCTCAATTCGCCGGTAGATGTTTTATAGAGGTGGTAAGGAACCACAGCCCCGGCGATGGCTGCGGCCTCATCATCGTAAATTGGAGCGGCTTCGATAGCGGCGACCAAGTCGAAATCACCGCCGCCGCTTGCGCTTATTGTTCCATCCTCGGCAATAGTTACGCCGCTTCCTTGCTTTACGCCACCTAAAACTGTTGCTGTCGCAACCGGCAATGTATAGCCAAGCCCCGCCAACTCATCAATTTGCATCTGCAAATCTTCATCGCCGGTTATTCTCGACTGTGTCTCGGCCTCAATAGCATCGTTGGTAGCCTGCTCATCAGCTTTGCTACCAAGTACCTCTGACAAACCGGTTACCTTACTGATTGCCAATTCGTCCTCATCGCGGTGAAACAAGCTATCAATGAGTGACGCAAATTGCCCTTGCGTAGGTTTTAGCCCGGTTTTAAAGAAATTCTTAAGCTGTGTTCTGGTCATATCAATTGGTTAAAAATCGTTAATCAAAATATCCGGGTACCGGCTCAATCCAACAACCCATCATTACCGGGTTTACTATACTATGCTCCTGGCCACCGCCTATTGGTTTTGAATGCATTAACCCGGCCGCTACTAATTCATTATCAGACCATGCCAATTTCACCTGGCTACCGTTGCTTGTACCATTTTCTGATGCCTCTATATCAATGATAATTTCCGGAAGTTCATCGATAGTCAGCGTGTGTGTTTTCGATCCAGCAACACCGCCAATGGTTGCAAAGTCGGCATCGTCGGGATCATAGTGCATCGGCAAGCGCCCCCGCCACCCCTCAACCTCACGCCATCCGGCAGGTATATCTTCAATAGCGCCCTTCCACCATGTCATTGCGCCGCCTGCCTTAAACGGCCGCAAAAAACCCTCTACCCGGTCGATACGCGATAGCAGGCCCTCGTTTGAATTGCGTTTAAAATCTGCCCACAAAAGCGTTGTTACACCGTCATCGCCGAATTGAACATATCGCTCAACTTGGCTCGGGCGTACCGATCCGTCTTCGTAATTCATATCGGTTAGCGTTTCCCGAATGCGTAGCTTCGTTTGCTTTGCACCTGCAACCAGTGGCAATACTTCACCATCAATAACCAGGTAACCGGCCGTTACATTCAGGCCAACCTCAACGCAACCTGTTATAATGGCGCGTGGACCGCAGAGCGCGGCCATTTGTTGCAGCATAAAAGTATTAAGCTGTTGAAACCCGAAAACGTCCTGATCAAGCGGGAAGCCGCCCGGCTGTGTAAAATCAATTCTGTTCATATCCTGTAAATTCTATACCGCTTACCGGCAAGTTTATACTTGTTAATTAAAGAGGTCAGCTCTATCCTGTCCTGTGGGCTTAGCATAACGGCCACCGGTACCCACACAATAAAATCAATGCCTGTGTCGGCATAATCAGCCCTGTTATATAAGTATTGCGTGCCTAAATAAATGGGCTTATTTTCGAGCCGGGTGTAAGCATAAAGCCTGCGTTTACCAAAACCATCGGTTATGTAAATACGCCGGGCATCATTATCAAAGCGGTCGTTAAAAACATTCTCCATGCTATACACCTGGCTATTGTGGCTAACGGTGTATAGGTTTGCCGCCCTGAAGGTTAAAAAGCTGTTGTATATCTGCGTAAGCGGGTAGCAATAGCACTGCATCAGCGCTTGCAGCTTCGCGTTACGCAAAAACGTAATGGTGAGCAAAAGATAAAGCCTGTTATAATTGATATTAAACATATGGCCTCCACTGTATATTTAAGTCTGCATCTGCTAACCTGATATAGCCCGCATCAGGTATGTATCGCTCGTCAATTATCGAAAAAGTAAACAGCCCATACTTAGCCCATGCCGTTTTTACAACAGGCAGCACAATACCGTCCACGGCCTGCAGCTTGTCGGTTAAGCGGTTGTTTGCGTATTCGCCGTTAAACTCAAGGTTTTTTAAATACTCGTTAATCGCATCCTTTACCGGCGCGGTTGCGTTTCCGTCGATGCGCTGTCCCGAATCATTTAAAACAAGGGGATCATAAAAGATATCAAGGTCTAATTTTAGCGAGTCGGCGGGCAGGCTTTTAATTATGGCATTAACGCCGCCATCCTTCCGCTTAGCAATGTACGCGTTCATGGCCTCATGCTGATCATCATCAATTGGGGCAAAGTCGCCGCCAACTAAGCGTACAACTTTTATCGTAACTTCTACACTTCCATTGATTACAACCTCGTTAACAGCTGCCTGCACTATAATCTTTTGCGCCTCTACCTGTTCATCCGTAAGGCCTATATTTTCGTACTTTCCTAAATCCCGGTTAAATGTTTGCCCGTATTGAAACTCTCTGGCCATGGTTCGGTACCAGGTTACAATATGCGCCCTGTCTTTTGCCAATAGCGCAATAATTTCGGCCTTATGTTCATCAAACATGGTTTCAACAAGCCATGCCATAAATGCAAATACGTAGGCAATCGCGCCAAATATCGACAGGCGGCTTGTCGTGGTAATTCCACTTAAAGCCGGTTGCCTGTCCTTTTCGGCAAATATCTGATCGTACCAATATTGTATCGTGTGTGCCATTTTTAACTTATTATAAAATCTACGCCTATTGCCCAATAACTTATGCCCTCGGCACCAATGCCTGTCGGCGCTCCGGTCATGCCGGTAGCGGGGTGCAGGTTATTCCCCTTGTAATAACCGTTTATGTCGTCACTAACGGCCCCATCGCTTAACGTTACTGTGTCGCCTGGTGCAAGCTGCGCGGTTACCTCTAACCCGTTTTGCTTCATCAAGTCGACCACGGCTTCAATTGCGCCGTTTTCCTGAAAAGCCAAATCAAACAAGCTTTGGTTATTCCGTACCGTTATCTTTTGTGCCATCGAATTCAAACCATTTGTTAAACTTCCTAAGTACAAAACCCGCTATGGTTTTGGTTTCCTTGTAACCTAAGCACCCTAAATTTTCCATCCAGCTAATGAATAATTGAAAAACTATGGCCATGAACACGGTATAGTAAAGCCACTGGAAAGGGTTAACATCAAATCCCAGTACTGACGGTGTCTTTATGTTACTTGAAAAACTATGTAGCAAAACGATGATCATGATATAAATGCCTATCTTCAAAATCATACGGCCAAACTTTCGGCTTTTAAACCTTTCGCCTTTAACCTGCATGGATACTTTTATACCGGTTTGAAATTCGGCACCAATCAGCGCTACAAAGGCCAGAAACACAACCGCATCAAGCCCGGTGCAATTAGTTATCGTTAACCTTATTGCCGCAAGCAGTGCGCTCAGGCTAAGGCCGGGAAGATCAATCTTGAAAAGTGATCCGCTTAAGTCTTGTGTGTTTTTGAAACCAAACCCGTTTAACAGGTATTTTAACTTATTCATAATGCTGTGTTATTAATGCTGATGATGCTTTTTACATCCTCGTAATCTTTTCCGTCCCTTGCTAAATGCAGCTTAACGGCGGTGCGGGCTTCCGTTTTACTTTCTTTACCGTTTATCATCCTAACCAGGTTAGGCCCCAATAACGGATCGCTTTTTAAGTCGCCCTGGCTTAACCTTAAAAGGATACCTATTTCTTGTGTTACGCTATCCCCAATAGTTAAGTCGCCGTTGGTTATCAAAAGGTCATCGTTTGCATCAAGTAAAATATCATTGCCATGTATCATATTATTGCCCCCGTTACCGCTTTACCATCGGAGGTTACACCCTCAACGGTTCCGCTTTTTACAAACTCATCTATTGCATCTGCGAATGCTTCTAATGCCTCGTCAGTGTTCGATACGCCATCCGTTGAAAGCTGCTTTATGGCTTTCAAGGCTATTAGCAACTGTGCTTTATTAAGTGCCATTATGCTATGAATATGCTGTTAAACCTGTTTTTAATAGTTACATCAACCATTGTCTTAATCGCCGCTATCGCCGCCAGATCGGGGCCGGTGCCAATCAATACAACCACCTTTGCCAGTTCCTCACAAAGCTTCCCTACCTCGGTTTGAAAGTCATTTAAAACCGCTTTAAAACTTTCGTCACCCTGTTTAATAATAAAGCCGTCAAGCTTTATGGTTAGTTCACTTTCGCCGCTTTTATATATAGCCTCCTCAATTTCGTCCGCATCGATTAAGTAAGCTGCGGCGTCTTGATTTTCAATAAGGCCAATCAGACACATTGTCCCTATTTTGGGCTTGCGGTATAGTGAGCCTACGCCCAACTGTATATCATAAAAAGGCAGTTCATCAGTTACACCGATGGCGGTCATGGTCTTTTCTTCCCAGTCCACACTTTCGGCTTTAGCCCAACATGTCTGTAATTTTACATGGCTTTTCGCCATGGAATTCATGTTGAGTACAAGTTCATGTATGTTACTTCCTGCTGCCATTATGCTGCTTTATCACCGAGTTTAATAATCTGCCTGTATGTTGCATCGTCCGAAAAATCCTTTGTCACACCTTCCACATAGTAAATGCCCTCCCTGTCCGGATATAATGAACTCGTTAGCTTTACCTTTTGCCCGTGCCGTATGGTAGGGGAACCAAAAGCGGTAAAACTGCCATCAAAGCCATCCGCAATGCGCTTGTCGTAATCCTGTTTAACAAGATGTTCTAATTCGGCCTTAAGCTTGATGTTATAGTAAGTAAGGTCTAATTTATCGCCGCCCTCAATTCCAAACTCGCAGGTTATCTTCTGGCCGTTTGCTAAAATGCTTGTGCCTTTAATTTGTATGATCACGCTGTCTTTAGTGCGGTAATTAAGCGCATTACTTACGGCGGTTTTTTCAAGGTCAAAGTCTATCGGTGTCACCTGGGCATCATCGGCATAGTACTTGCCGCATACCAGTGTTTTACCACGCATAAAACTATGCAGTGCAAAATCCTGTTCCAGTTTCTCCAGCGCCTTTGCCACTGTTGTTTTAGCCAGGCGTATGCTGCCAAGCTTCACATTTTCCAACGCGTTTACGGTATAGCCGGGGCATATGCTTTTTAAAAAGCCGTCAAGCGTTGTACCTTTGGTTACGTAGTTTACCGGTATCCTTTTAAGCTTATACATTTCGTCTTCGCACTGGATAACGATAGGGATATCAGCCGCCACCTTTGATACATAACCAACAAACTCCTGATAATACTCACCATCATAGCCAAGTTCAATCTGTACCGGATCACCGCCCTGAAATACCTCTTTAACATTGTATTTATCAAAATAGGCCACATTACGGGCAAGGGTAATAGTAGCCTTGCCGGTTAGTTCCTTCCACGTACTTTCTATATGGATGCGGGTTATTTTTTTAATAACTATCTGCGGCCGGTTACGTATGGCCGCAAATGTTACTTTGGCACACATGATTAACTGCATTATAAAATAAGTTCTAAACGGTCATCAGAATAGGCAGTAAACTCAAATGGTATTACATCGGGCTTCCCCTCCAATTGGGTAAAATTTATTTTACCTATGGATATCGCCATAATGTCTTTTTCAAAGAACAAGTCGCCAACTACCGAAATAGCGCTGCAAAGGTTTTCCCATTTTAAAAGCTGTAACTTTTGCTCCTGTGCTGTTTTGGCACTCCGGCGATTTTTATCAGTAAGGCAAAGGCCCCGAACCTGTATTTCCCAGTCATCAAAACCGTACATCTCTTTAACAGTGCCTTTACTGCCGCGTACCTTAGTGCGGGTAATAATTTTCTCCCTGCTAAAGTTTACCAACGTTGCGGCCGGCATTTCAAAGTCGGCCATTGATGTTTGTACGATATCGGCTTTGGTATCAAAAACTTTATAGGTGCCGCCCTTAAGTGTCCAGGGGAAAACTATTGGCGTTCCCATCCAACTCCAACGCTCTATTTCGTCATCCGCTTTTAGCTGCATGTTTGAAAATGAAACATCAGCCGGGCTACTTGCAGCGTCAGGGATAGTATAACCCGCCCCGTTATCAACTCGCTTTATTTGCAGGGGGTACGGTATAAAAACCGGGCTTTTAACGCCGAAGGCTAATTCAAATAACTTAGCAACCCCAAATGTTACATCTGCCATTATTGTATGCTTACGGCTGCATCCCTCAACCTGTCGTTAATTAATCCCGCTACCTCATCGGCCACCTTACGGATATCAAGGCCGTTGCTTATTTTTTCAAAGTGGTTATGGATGGTCAATTGCATGGTGATGGATTTACCACCGCCACCGCCGCTTGCACCATTAATTTCCAAGCCGCTGCCGCCCATTGTGCCGGTTTTGTTATTGAATAGTTTGCCGTCAAGTGTTATCTTTTCAGTTTTACCAAGCTTATCCGTGTACTGGCTTTTATTAGGTGCGGCTTCAGGCTTATCGCTTTCCTGATCTTTTTTAAACGACTCAGCGCCCGCCTTTTTACCTCTGTCGTATGCATCGCCAACGCCTTTGGTTAAGCCGCCACCACCTATGTACCTGGCTGCATTTGCAACCATACCCATGGGCGATAACATAGCAGCTGCCTTTGCGGCGTCCATATACCTGCCGTCCTTAATAGCGGCTATGGCGTCACCAATCGGCCCGAAAATGGCTTTAAACAAACCGGCGATATTGTTGAACACCTGTTTAAAAACCTCCCACAGGCCTAACACAACCTCCCTAAACCCCTGAAAATGTTTCCAGGCATAAAGCACACCGGCTGTAACGGCTGCTAAAGCGGCAATGACTATCCCAATAGGGTTAGCCTCCATAGCGGCATTTAGCAGCCATTGCCCTACCGCTGCTGCTTTATTGGCTATGGCGATGGCAATAGTGCTTTCTTTTATGGCGGCGTAAATTGGCAGGAAACCGGATATCATTGCGCCTATACTTCCAAGCGTACCAACGTTTCCGGCAATACCGCTAAATGTTGTGGCAAACCAACTTTGCATATCGGCCAAATACCCCTTTGTACTTTCGCCCGATTGCTTAACCGATGCAATTTTATTGATATCAAGATCGATAGAACTCAGCCCCTCAATGAACTTTAAACCGGCGTCCTCACCGGCACCTTTAAAGATGTCGGTAAGCGCCATTTGTTTAGCTTGCTGCGGGGCTGTCTGCATCGCCTTCGTAATCATTTGCACCATCTCAAAGGTGGTTTTCCCGGCCACATCTTTAACCTTTAAGCCTATTGCATGCAGGGCGTCTATTTGTGGCTGTCCCATTTCGCGCAAGGCTAACCCGGCCTCTTTGATGGAATCGACGGCTTTATCAGAAAATACGCCCTCCTTACCGGCATGTGCCATTAACGCAATGGCCTGTGATCCGGTAAGCCCCATTTGTTTTATTTGCGGGCCGTACTCCTTAAGCTGCTCGATAAAATCCTTATTCAGGTTTGCACCCTTTTCAAACCCTTGTTGAATCAACACCAGGTTATCTTCAAAACTTCCGCCTATTTGCTTAGTCATGCTATTGGCCGCGCTCACAATTTCGTCAGCCTCGGTACCAAACACTTTTGATAAGCGCCAGGCCTTGCGGGTAAGTTCGTCCAAATGCTCACCGGTTAGGCCAGTCATTTTCTCAATCTGGATTTGCAGGTTATTTATTTCACCTGCAAAATCAAGGGCCTCCACAACTTTCTCGGCAATTTCCATTGTTTGGTTTGCAGCTAAAGCGATATCCCCCCACTTCTTTTTTGACTCTTCAACGTTGGGCAGCTCCTCAACTTCCTTAAGCTTTTTTTCAAGCTGCTCAACCGCCGTCTGATATTTTTTAATTTCTTCAGGGTCGGTTTCCACCTCCAGCTTTGACTTATTTTTGCTTAGTTCGTCCTTGATAGCATCTATGATCTTTTTGAATTTGCCGGTTTTAGCACTGGTTTCTTCGATAGAATCGCCCAGTCCATCGGCGGCAGTGGCCGCAACGGTTAAGGGCTTGGCTATGTCCGTAACCGCGTCAGTAGCGGCACCGGCATTTTCGGACACTTCACTTACCGACTCAGCAACGCCGTCAGATGCCTCGTGTATGCTACGAAGCGGCGCGGTGATCTGGTTGACAAGTTTTAAAATCCATTTAGTTTCCATCGTTAACTCTTTGCCTTAAAAATTATGTTTAGCAATTCAATTGCTTTTTGCTGGATCGCGTTACTCAGGTTCTCGTTTTCGGTTCGCTGTATAAAGCGGTACTCCTCATAAAGCTTTGCCCACTCATCGTCTGATAGCTTTGTTGGGTCAACCTGGTAACGGAGCCTAAGTATTGCGTTAATTTTATTGATCCATTGCGGGTCTTCTCCCTCATCCGGCGACTCATGCAGGCGGTAGCGGGCTAAAGCTTTTTTATAGCAGAGGTAGCGCCTTTCATGAAAACGCCCAATTGCTTCATTACCTCACCAAAAACATCACAGTCATTCTCAAAGGCTTCGTCATCGCCTGCCAGTACGCAATTCGCGATAAGTATTTTATTGGTTTCTGTAACATTGTCCTTAGTGCGGGTAACCGCCTCAATTACGTTCCTGTTCGGCTTACGAAGCAAAAACTGGTAAACGTCACCATCGCCCGATTTAACTTCAATAAGGCGTATCCTCTTTTCGCTATACTTAGCCTTGCTATCCTGTATAAGCTCCGGGGTAACCGGTACTAATGCTGCCATATTAAATTACGTTCCAGTCAATGTGTGAAATGATCAGTTTAAAAACGGTAACAATGCTGCCATCGCCCTGCTTAACGTCAACCCCAACATTCGTAAACTCGCAATTGCGGATAACGTCAATCTGGATTACACCGTTACCAAGTTCATAGGCTACAGTAATATCAAATGGTTCGATATCCTGAATCCTTTTGCCTGGCGGCAACGATTTTTGCAGGCCGGTAAACTCCTCCTTATAAAGGCCTATTTCGCAATTGGCTTCGTAGTTACCTTCAGTACGGCCAATAGCATATTTACCGGCACCCTTTACATTTTGCTTATCTACGTTATCATCGTATTTAAGCGAGTTGTAGCCCTCAAGATCACGACCGAGTAAGTTGGTCGTGATCTTATTCCAACCGGTCATCCGGCCGAATTTGTTAATTATAGATACTTCTCCCATCGTTAAATTTTGTTAGCAAGCCCTAAGTCAACATCAAACTCGTGCGATATGCCATCGGAAACAACCGTAGCCTTAACCTTAATAGGCGTGGTATCGCTCAATACTTGTTTAGGGTTGATGTAAATACTGTAACCACTGATGTCATCGTCGGCCTTTAAGGTTTCTAAAGCCTTATTAGCAGCATTTCGCCATGATACAATGGTTGTTATTTTGATATACCCGGTTGATGGGTCTTTTTTAACCTTGCCGTTTACATAAGGCATAAGCGCCGTTCTAATTAGCCTGGCTGCTTTGTTCCATACACAATTTCTTTCGATAAAGGCGTAGTCACTGGCATGTTCAACGGCTGTTGGCGATGAGTTAAAAAATATGCCACCGTAGGAATCATAGCCACCGGCGTACATGTATCCTTTATCGGTCAAGCTTTTCAAATCCACGTGGCTTAAACTGCCCACATCAACGCCGCTGCTTAAATTGGCCGATAGCCATTGCGTGGTGCCGGTTAAAGGGTAATCCTTATCACCTTTGCGGGCAGATGGCTTATTAATGATATCAACCGAACCGGCGTTTTCGCTAATTTTCCTGACGGCAAGCATACCCAGCGCCGAACCCCAATCAGCATATTTTGCAAAGGCAGCGTCCACACTTGCGGCGGCGGGGTCTTGTGCAATGCAGGGCGTTACGTTCGGGGCGTTCTTTGTTCTAAAATCCGGATAGTCCGCTATCGTTCCCAATATCGCGTTGCCCCTTGCCGGTAATATCACGAAGTCGATTAAACGTGACTCTAAAGCGAAGGCGTTAACCATTGCCTGAACCGCCTCAGCATGGGCGAATGTGGCGGTAACATCTGCCGGTATAGCGATTGACAACCCTTTAACATCTTTAGCCAGGCGTATAGCCCCTAAAAATGCTTCAGTGGCCACCAACTGGGTTACCGTTAACGTAGATGGAACGGCAATCAGGTAAACTACCGCATCAGGGCAAAGCCTGAACAGTTCCGAAAACTGCTGATTAAACATCACATCATTGTTGCCATCAAAAGAAGCGGTTAAGCCCTGATCCTCCGCATCGCTTACCTGCAAAATCCTGTGCGGTACATAATGCACAAGGCCGGTCGGCAGGTCGGCGGTAGGTATGGGGATGGCAACGGCAAAAACGCGGTCGGTATTGGCGTTTTCACCTTCAAGGCCACCGTTAAGCTTATTTATATTTACTCCTATAAATCCCATTATTCTGAAAGTTTAGCGAGACGATCCTCGATTGCCTTAACTGCTGTTACCCTTTTGGCACCTGCATTTTCGGCGTTTAACATTTCGGTTAATACCGCTTTGTCCTCGAGCGTTGCAACAAGCTCAATCAAGCCTTTTACCGGCATTGGCTTTGGTGCCTCATCCACGGGCGCGGTTTCCTTTGTAAAGGTGTACACGGTGCCTTTCTCACCGGCATGCTGTGTGGCAAAATGCTTCTTAATAAATATTTGGCCGTCAGTAGTGGCATGCAGCTCACTTACTTTGTTTTTTTTAAATTCAGGCTCGGCCATCGCCTGTAATTCGTCTTTACTGTATTTTTTCATCACGAAAAGAATTTCTTTTTAATACCTGTATAAGCCAGTACCGCCAGAGCGGCCAAACCTGCGCCCCCGATCCATGCTAATGATTTTACATACCATGGAATAAAACTTACCTCCTTTGGGGGCTGAATTATAGTGCGGGTGTGCTCAGTTTTTTTATACCTATCAAGCAGCTTTGCGGCAATACCTATACTATCGCACTTACAATCAATCACTAACTGGCCATTAAGTATGGAGGCAGTTGCCTGCGATTGCTTATTTTGTGAAGTACCCAACGGAACCGGCGTCTTACTCGGTTCAGGTGTGGTTAGCCTTTTGCCCGGTGCGCCTGGTATAGGCTCCGGGTGCGAGTTTGCATAGTCAAGCTTAAAGGCCCCAAACAGCCTATCCATAGATATATTCAGGGACGTACTTGCACCAGGTGCCTTTATAATAGTGTCCCTTTGAACCGTTTGGGTTTCGGTTGAAGTACTGTCGATAACAGTGGGGACAAGCGGCTTTGTAGTCCCGCAGGATGCAAGCGCCGTGACGGTTGCAATTAACACTATCAGCATAATGCTGAAGCGATTTTGAACATCTTTTAAACGATACATAAATTGTATTTAAATGGTGATTAATTATGCTTCTATCGGGTGAATGAACCCGACCAGGTTAAGGCCAATGGCTTTAAAATCGCGACTTACTGTGCGCAGCTTCTGCGCTACACAGTCGCCCTCACGGCTACCCGAAGCGTTAGTGTTACCCTCAATGGTTCTTAATGTATTGCCGTCAATACCAATCACTATCCCGGCATGGCCTTGCGGGCCTTTGCCATGTTTCCAGATTACTATGGCTCCAATTACCGGCGTCATGTTTACCACAAACCGGCCGTTGTTTTTCATGTTGTTAAGTGTCATCAGCGCACCGCCGTTACACATGCGATTAACCACACTAAGCAAATCGGCATTATTTGCATAGGCTTGTTTCCAAACCATTTTTACAAAGTATGCGCACCATGATTGGCCCACAAGCCAACCGGCAGCTACTAACAACTTTTGAAAAACAACATCAACAAAACCGCTGTTACCTGGCTTTTCTTTTTGGCCGGTATACTGTTTAGCTATGCTTACGATTAATTGCGCTCTGGTCATTTTGATGGTTTTAAAAAAAGCCGCCGCGTTTCGGTGGGCGGCTTTTTTGGTTATTGATGGTTTAAGGCTTACCCTCTCCGGGTGTTAAGCCTCTTGATTATTAATTAGCCATTATCGCTAACCAGGCTACCGAAGCCGTACTCCTGTACTCTGTCGCATAGGGCAAAAGATTGCAACCTGAATTTGCTGGTAGGCGAAGCGCTGTCTGTGTCAGTTAATTCAGGGCTGTAAAGAATTTTTACCGACTTTACATATTGAATTGTATTTGGCCCATAAAAGAATGTTGAGGCTGCCTGATCGCCTTCGGCTGCTATTGCGCCTGGGGCTTTCTTAACACCGGCGTCCGTATAAATTGGAGCCGCGTTATTTTCAAAAATCTTCAACCTGTAAAAACGGGTTATCGCGCCTGTAGTTGGATCGATTGTAATAGCGTCCCGGTTGTTTGCTGTTCCGGCCTTGTCTGCTTTTAAATCGTTTGAATGCTCGGCGCAAAGGTTAAAAAACAGTTGATCCTTATTCGGCAATAGCAATGCATTTACCGCCGATTCGAAATCGATCAGGTCATTAAACGTTAAGCGTTTCCTACCATTAGCAAGAGTTTCGCCGGTAGTGCGCAGAAATACAAAGCCCGCACCGGCTCCGGATATTGCTAACTTGTTTAAGATATAGTCGCGGTAGCCAATTTTCCAGGCCTCGCCATGCTTAAGCCTTACCTCTGCCCGCTTGTCATAGGGCAATGCCTGAATTTCCGCATCTGTTACCTTAGTTGGGGTAGTGTCCAAGGTATCCCACCCTATCAGGCCTTTTTTACCTGCCATTGCAGTTGCAGTGAAATCCTCACTGTTGTTTACCAAAAACTGAACATTATTGATCAGTTTATTAAATCTGATACCATCCGCGGATACGGCCGCTTCAGGTGCACGCGGGATTACAGCAACAAACTCGTCGTTGTAATTTCTGAACTCCTGTAGCAACTGCGGTGCTACGTAGGTGTTTAAGTAATTTCCGTCTGTTAATGCGGGCATATTATTTGTTATATTGAGCGTTAAACAATTTGTTAAATTCGTCTGGGTCGGAATCGGCTAAAGCTTGCAAGCCTTTCGGGTCTTCATCCTGCCATTTTTCAAAATCCCATTTGGTTCTTGCTTCGAGAACTGAAGCATCCGGGCCTTTTATCTCAGCGGATAACTTTGGAATAGGTGTCATTGCCTCGAGGGCCTTCTTACAGCCGTCCGGATCAACTTTTGCCCAACTTTCGTAGGTCTCAACCATATCGGCTTTAATGACCTTTCTGCCAAAATGCTTTGCTACCAGTTTTTTCGCGGCCGCTTCAGCTTTGCTTTCAGTGTCATCTTCCTGCCCATCCAGCTTATCAGCCTTGTCCTTGGCTGTTTTTAATGCCGCTTCGATTTGTGCATCGGTGGCATCCGCCGCAAGGCCAAGCGCGGCAATAATTAATTTTCTGTCCATATTTGTCTCTGTGTTTGTAGTAGTAATTTCCGGGATAATGGGCGCTCCACATGCTTCAAGTATGGTTCTGTCTTGCGCGGTGATCACTGCATCTTCGGAGGTTTCAATTTCATCTATAAGGCCCATATCAAGGGCTTGCTGTGCGGTCATCCACACATCGCCCTTTGCCCATATCTTTTCTATTTCATCCTCGGTTTTGCCGATTTTTAAAGCATAAGCACTGCGGTAATCGGCAGTCATATTGCGGAGTAAAACCAAATCGGCTTCTATACTTGCTATGTTTCCATAAGTACCGAGGCTGGGCTGATGGATCATGAATTGGCTATTGGGGTTAGCCTTGGTTTTAAACTTTGCAACCAAATAAGTTAAAGCAGATGCGGCCAGGGCGCCAACTTTTAAGCTAACGTTTTCGTTTCCAAAACGCTCGAGCTCGTTGGCAATTTCAGTCGCCTCAAAACAATCCCCGCCCCGGCCATTTGCATACACCTGTGCAGTTGTGACGCCTTGACTTAAAAAGGAATCTACCTGTAAACGGACTGCTGCACTACTGCTTTCGCCGTACTCACTTATGGCATCAACTAACCTTATATAGGCCACGCCCTGACGGACTTCGGCCGAAATAACAAGTCTTTTTTTCTTTACATCAGGCATGCTGCATTTGCTTTTTTTAACTGTTTGATCGCGTTTAATTCGCTATTGAAAGCCCAAAACTGCCTTACTTCCGGTACTAAAAAAAATCGGCTTTTTGAATCAGTATAAATCAAATACTGAATTAGTTACACAGGGTTATTGATATATAAAGCCGGTTTAGCGCTTCGGTTAAGGCTTTGCATTTTTGGCTATAATTAGTAGTCAAAATGGGTAAAGACAAGGAGCGCAGTACCGCACGGCACATGTATGTAGAGCAGGGGAAAACAGCTGTAGAAATAAGTAGTACCACCGGCATTACCGAAAAAACTATCGGTGTATGGATTAAAAAGTATGGTTGGAAGGAACAGCGAAACGCATTGCTTAATGGCAAGGAAACCCGTTTAGAAAACATACAACGCGTTATCGATGACCTTGTAGAGCAGCGGCTTGAACTTTCAAGGCTTACTAAAGACGCCCAGCGCGATAATGATAAAGTTTTGGTGTACGAATTAAACAAGCAGGCCGTAGCACTGAGCGACGAGTTAAGCAAGTACAATAAAGCCAAAAACGACATTCACAAAGGTGGCCGGTTAACGCTGGAGCAATACCTTGAAATGATGCAAATGCTTTTTGACGATATGCGTAAGCATGATGAAAAGCTTTATAATGCAACCCTTGATTTTCAGGAAAACCATGTACAGTTAATTAGTAAACAACTGGGTTAATGAAAAGGCAGGATAAAGAAGCAAAAGACCGGTACCTCGCCAAAATAGAGTTAACGCGGGCATCGGCACAGGTAAGAGCATTTGAAACGGAGGCCGAGCAGTCCGCCGAAATCGAATACTGTAAAACCGATATTGTTAGGTGTAATAATAGGTATTTCCCGCATTATTGCACCTCACTACCCGCCGCGTTTCAAATAGAATTTGCCGGAAAGGTTTTGTCAGAACCAACCATTAAAGCATTTGCCGAATGGTTTCGCGGCGGGGCAAAGTCTGTTTGGTGCGACATTTTAATACCGTTCCAACTTTGGCTAAATGACCAGGCGCATTACATGGTACTTATCGGGCAAAATCACGATAAGGCGAAGCAGCTACTGGGCGATTTACAGGCAGAATTTGAGGCCAATCCGCAAATTATAAAAGATTTTGGCGAACAAAAAAGTGATGGTAACTGGGAAGCCGGTAAGTTTAAAACCATTGGCTGTAAAAAACGTAAGCTTAAGCCGTTCTTAGCAATTGCGCTCGGCATGGGGCAATCTGTCCGTGGTTTACGCATAGGCGCTCAAAGGCCGGACTTATGCGTAATTGATGACGTCGAAACCAAGGAATTTGTCAAAAATCCTAAAAGGCAGGACGAATACCGTAAATGGGTAGAGGCCGATCTGATCCCTACCATGGATGGGCCTATCAGGCGTTTGCTGTATGCCAACAACAGGTTTGCCGTTCGGATGATACAAACCGAGTTGCAAAAGCTGCATCCTAACTGGTATGTAAGCCACGTTAAAGGTTACGATAAGAAGACCATGAAACCAACATGGCACCAAAAATACCCCGATAACTATTACAAGGAACTTGAAAGCGAGATAGGCCTTATTGCATTAGAGGCAGAGTACTATCAAGACCCGAAAGCAGATGGTAAGTACTTTAAAAGCAAGATGATTAATTGGTCAAAATTGCCGCGCTTAAATCATTTTAAAATTATCGTCGGCCATTGGGACATTGCTTATACGGATAACGAAACCAGTGACTACAATGCCGTACGTATTTGGGGTCTTGATAGCATTAACCTGTTTTGGTATATCCAAAGTTTCGTTAAACAAGCTTTAATGCGGGAGGCGCTTTTATACATGTCTGCGGTACAAAAGAGCCTTCCGCCTACTGTCATCATCCATTGGCAATACGAGTCACAATTTTGGAACGGCGAAGTGCAACGTACTATCGACGATGTACGGGAGGAAACTGGCGTCAACCTTAATTTGAGCCAGGTATTTGCCGTGGGCAGAAAGTACGATCGTATTATATCAACCTATGTCAGCTATCAGAATAACCGCGTCAGATATAACGATAAAATGCAGACCGATAACGATACTACTGTCGGCTTGCAACAGCTTTACGATATAGAGCCGGGTTACAGCACGCACGACGATGCGCCCGATGCCGACCACCAATGCCTAAGCTTTTTGCAAAGGCATATTCCACTTAGAAGCGATAATACCGAGTCGGATATGAGATGCGGCCGCATGGAACATAAGCACGAAAGAATATGATTTACATAACCGAAAACGATTTAAAAGGTGATGCGCAGGAAAGGTTTATAACCGACAGCGCCGCCGATTTTGAGGAAAGCCCGGATGTTATTGAAAAGCGGGTTTTAGGCATAGTAACAACCTTGATTGGCGAACGCTACGACTGCGGGTTAATCTTTGATGAAGACGCGCCGGTCAGGAACGACTTGCTGATTGACATCATTGTAAAGATGACGTTATTCCGCCTTTTCAAAAGAAACGCCATGCGTAAAGTTTCGCCAGGTTCAAAAGAGGATAACACCTGGGCTTTGGAGCAGCTTGAAAAAATTAACAACGGCAGGATAAAACTGGCGGGGCTACCCAAACCCGCGCCCGATCCGGTTGAGGATAACGGGGAGCCGGGCGGCGAATCACTTTGGGGCAATATTTCAAACAGGGATTATTATATATAAGATATGAGTTTACTTGACAGGGTTTATGATTCGGTAGAAAACTGGGTTTTAGAACGCGTACCCAATAACAAATTTATAGTTGAGGCCGAGGCGCGCCGGGGCGGCGGTGATCCGCTGAGCCAACAAATGGTAACATCTGCAAAAGTGATGGCCGAAAAATCGCTGTTAGACTGGAAACGAGGTATAGCATCGGCTACCGACCCCGATAACCCGGATTGGAGCATACTGGCAGGCCTGCACGAAAATTTATTAATAGATGATCACTTAGAAAGCGTGATTGAAAGCCGGATAGCTTACACCAAACGTAGTGCAATCAAGTTTGTAAATACCAAAAAGGTTGAGAACCCCGAAATTACTGAACTATTCGAGCGCCCATGGTATGAGGAACTCGTTGAGATCGTAGTAGGCCACCGGTTTAAGGGCCGCAGGATGATCGAACTTTATGAGTTAAACGACGATAACGAATTAGAAACCGTTACCGAAATTTTTCAGCCTTACTTCAATACCAAAAAGCGCATCATCTTAAAAAATCCCGGCGATACTACAGGTTGGAGTTACGCCAAAGGGAGCGTTTTTGAGGATAATTATGTACAGGTTGGTAAGGATAACGATTTGGGGATGCTTACCAAAATGGCCCCGATTGTACTTGCCAAAAAACTGGGCATGGGCAGTTGGTTAGATTATATTGATAAGTACGGGATCCCGCCGCTTTTTATTACTACCGACCGCGAAGACAAAGAGCGCCTTAACCAGTTGTGGGCAGCGGCAAGCAAGTTTAAAAGCAACAACTTCATGGTAGGCCGTGGGCAGGAAAAGTTTGAGGTAGGCAACATTGGCGGCGCTGGTATTGCCCCGTTTGAAGCGCTGCTAAACAGGGCCGATAGCATGTTGAGTAAACGGGTACTGGGTGGCACAAGCATGACAGATGAAAAGTCTTTTGTGGGATCGGCCGAAATACAATTCAAAATGGCCATTGATCGTTTCGAAAGTGACCGGCTCTTTTTTAAATATTTCTTCAATACCAAGATAAGGCCGAGGCTAATCAAGTTAAGCCCGGTATATGCGCCGCTGAAAGATTACAAGCTTGAATATGACGATACCGAAAGGCTAACGATCATGCAGCGTATTGATATCATCCTGAAACTTGCTGCCCTTTTCCAAATAGACCCGGCACAAATTACCGAGTTAACAGGTATTAATATACTTGGATTGGTACAGCAAGCCAATAATCCAGCGCCTGCGGGGGAAGCGCCTGCAAAAAAGTAATCAGCGCCTACCTGTTTAAACGGGTTGAGGCTTTTTATACTGATGATTGTTGCCACCATGAACCGGCCATTACTGCAATTGATTTGAGCGGCTGGGCGGCTACCATTGAGCAGATTGCAAAAGAAATGCACGATGGTAACCTTAAGCCGGGCCAGTTGGATGAAAAGCTTGTTACCAAAACCTATAACGACCTGAACGAAGCTGCGGCCAGTGGCTATGGTAAAGGATGGACAAAGTTTGGTTCCGATGCTGTAAATGATAAGCAGGTTTTACTCCTTCAGCAGAATATTTTCCGCTTTTCGGGTGCAAAAACCTACACCCAACTAATGGAACTTAACAGCCTTTTGGTTAAAGATGGTAAGCAACAGTCGTGGCCGGATTTTAAAGCGGATGCGCTAAAGGTAAACGAGAAGTATAATGTTGATCATTTACAGGCCGAGCATCAAACGGCCACGCGGGCCACTCAAAGCGTTAAGGAGTTTAACCAGTTTAAGGCCGATGTAAAGATTTTCCCTAACGTAATATTCCGTACTGCCGGTGATAAGCGGGTAAGGGAGTCACATCGAAAGCTTGAAGGTACAATAGTGCCGGTTAACAGTGCTTTTTTAGACAGGTACATGACGCCGCTTGGTTACCGGTGCCGGTGCCGATGGGTACAAACTGCCCAAAAGGCTACAAGGGATATACCCGATACAGTTGAGGGTGTAAGCGATGAGTTTAAGTTTAACCCGGCTAAAACTAACCAGGTGTTTAACGAGGGTACGGCAAATGGCGCGAAGCCTATGCCGCAATTTATAGTGGCTAAGGAGGGCGGCAAGCAGCTTGAGGCACAAATAGAGGCGGCTAAGCTATACGCGCCTTATACGCCCGCCTATAAAGCTGATAACGGTAGTAAGGTAGAGGTGAGTCCGTTTGCAGATTTGCAGGATTTTGAACCAAACTTAAAAACGGCAAAAGTAATTGCCGATGCTTTAGGCATAGACGTTAAAATACGGCCACATTTAAACCGAACGCTTGTGCCTGGCAAGAACCCGGAATATGAAATTAAAGGCCGCTTAGCCGACCGCAAGGGCATTAAAAGTGTAAAGGGCGTGGCAGATGCAATTGATAACTCAAAATCCCAAATGATGGATAAGGATACAAACCCCGATCAAAAACCTTACATCATCGTTTTTGATTTGAGCGATATCCAGAACCTTAACCTGGTAGAACTTAAAACCATGTTAAATCGCAAAATAACCGATACAAGGGGCAAGAACATACACGGCCTTATAATGGTAAATGGCAAAAACTCGGTTGAATTATTAAGGGATGAGATTGTAAAGAGGGATTACGCGAAGCTTGATAAAATACAATAAGGCGGCGGTAAACCGTCGCCTTAAGGAGGCCGGCTTGATGTAATCGCGCCCGCAATACAAATGTAGATAAATTAATATTTAAAAACAATGGCTAAAAATCTGCAAGGGCCTGACTTTGATGGCATAGCAAAGGGCTTGTTAGAGGACATAGTAACCTATGCTTCAGTTACCGGCCTTAACCACATCAAAGAATGTTTTGATAAGGGCGGTTTTACCGACGAAGCTTTCGAAGCCTGGCCAAAACGCAAGGATGGCGACGAGACGCGGGCCTTATTGGTACATACTACAAACCTGCGCGATAGCAACGTAATTCAGGAGCGGAGCATAAGCCAAATAGTTTTTACCAACGCGGCCCCATACGCCTCTATTCACAACTACGGGGGAAGTATAACGATCCGGGTTACTAAAAAGTCGCGGAAGTTCTTTTGGTATATGTACAAGTTAACCGATAAAGAGAAGTGGAAGTACATGGCCATGACCAAAAAGGACAGGATAGTAATTACCATGCCTGCCCGGCCTTTTATGAAAGAAAGCAAGGCATTAACAAATAATATTAATAGTTGGGTTGCAGGTGAAATAACAACCCGTTTTAATAACGCAAACAGGGAATAAAATGCAGGACTTTACAGATTTATACATCGAACTGGGCGAAAAGGCCCTTACCATCGACGGCATTAATTGGGTCGACCTTTGGAATAACCAGGTTAACTTTTTAGAAGATGAGTTTCCGTTTACCGCGCCTGCCGTGTTTTTTCAGTTTACACTTTTGTCGGCGCGTGATATTGGCAAAAACGCGCAGGAGGTAGAATGGCAAATTGATATGTGGCTATTTTACGAAACGATGGCCGATACAAGCCACGGAAGCATGAACATGGATACAGCGGTAGGCTTTCTTAAGCTGCTGAATGAATTGTTTAAAAAGTTTCATGGCACATCAGGCGTTAATTATTCGAGCATGCGCAGGATAGGTTTACGTTTACAGGAAAGCGGCGGCACCGGTAACTTATACATGCAAACTTTTACCTGTATTTCAATCGATGAAAGCGCGGTTAAAGAGTATGATGAGGCCGATATGCCGGAAGTGGTTATTGTAAACGAAGAAGGCCCGGAAACCGAGCCTGACGAACCAATGTTTATGATACGGGGTTAACTTGCTACGGCCATTTCGCCGTTTATTTCGATGGTTTCGGGGCGCTTCTTTTTAACGCTTACCCGGTAATAAACAATATTTTCGATAGTTTTAGGCGACCTGAAAAACATGTCGCCTAAAACCTCGAATATATAATCCTCGTCAAAAACCCGCTTCCCCGACTTGCTTTTAACACCAATTCTTTTCGCGTACTCCTCGCGCACTTTCGCATAAAAAAGCTCTGTGTTGCTTTTAAATTTGTTCTCTGAAGTTTGATCCATGTGTATATTAAACTGTGATATCAGCTTATTAGGCATAAATATACTAAGAAAAATAGCATTTTTGCAAGCGAATATTTTTAACAAATATTCCGGGTGGCTAATTCGCCTTAATAAGTTTTCTGCCCAATTGTTGCATAGGCCATTCAATCGTGTAATACAACACTGAAGATAATATTACGCTTATTCCTAAAACCATCAAATAGTTTAGCAGGTAATTAGCTATTACCAGTGGCTCACGGGTACCGGAAATTAAATTAAAGGCTGACAGTTTATGTAAAATGTAGATTGCCGCCGCATGTGTTAAGTAAATTGTATAGCTAATTTTTCCGATGTAATATATAGCACGGTTAAAAAAAAGCTTTGGATGATATTTTTCAAACGCCAGAACTAACAACAAAAAAGCTAATCCAAAATAAAATATTTGTGAGAATATAAGGTTTTGTTGAATGCAAAAACTAAAAACAGCTATGACAAATCCGAAAAATAAATGCTTAGGCGATAATGTAAGCCTGTCTTTATCCCGAATAATAAAGTACAACAATATGCCTAACGCAAATACTGGCAACTGATTTGGAAAGTATAAGAATAGATACTCCTGCCACAAGTCACCGGCCGAAATCAGGGAGTGCGATTGCAATACGTATAAAAGCGCTGCCTTAAAAACAAGTGTAATTATCGTGAATGTAAAAGCGTCCCCTATGCTTTTTATTTTGGCAAAGAGGAACGGCAAAAGAAAATAAAACATTACTTCCACGGCAATAGACCAACCACCCGGAACTATGCTTGTAATCCAATATGGATTAAATCCATGCAAAAAGGAAAAGTTTGATACGATATTAGCTGCTGAAATAAACTTTGCATCGCCCAGCCAGTGCCTCGGGCCAAATCCATCCTGCCACAAATAATAAACTATAGCCAGGTAGTACAAAGGCGCTATCCGGAAAAAACGCCGTATGAAATAATTTTTTATTGGTGTTCTTTCGTAAGCGCTCCTATAAGAAAATGAAAGCATTAAAGTAAATGCGCTTAACATATAAAACAACTGAACCCCTCTCGATCCGTTATCTATAATGGCCACGATATATGGATGGATGTGGTCGATGTTATTCGACTGCTGACGTACGTGAACCATTAAAACGGCTAAAATTGCTAATGCTCTTAATACATCTATATACCGCTGTTTTTCCATCTGTTCAAAAGTGCTCAAAATTCTTCGAACAAAAAAAGCCCCGCGATTGCGGGGCTGTAAGATGAATTTAAATACTGTTTAAAGGCCAGTTAAAAAGCTTTGATAAACGAACTCAAATTGTGTAACCAGTGTGGGCAATTCGGCCACGGTAAAGTGGTTTAGTTTTTTGTTTTTGCCGGAGTACTGCAAACACCAATTATTTACCCGTTCCATATCTACCTTTCCGTTTGATAACTTCCAGTGCATTTCGTGCGCCCGGCTTATGATCTTGCGGCGCATGTCATCGCCTGGCTTTTCTTTTGGCCTATCCACAGCCTTTTGGCCGGTAACCCCTTGCAGATATGTTACAATATCCTGCGTTTCGTTATAACTCATATCCTTTAAGCTGCTTGTGCGGTCGCGGGTGATATGCTTCACAATTTTTACCTTTTCTGCCTCATCAACTCCCGCCTTGGAGAGCAATGTTCTAACCATTGTTACTTGTGCGGGTGTCATGTTACTTCTCCTTTTTCCAATCGTTTTTAAAATATTCCTTTTTAAGATAGTTTTCCGGGTCAACTATGCCCCGGCTGTTTTTGTTACAGTACACGGTGTAAGGGACGTATTGGGCAATTGCATCTATCCTGTCCTTATCTTTTAATTTGTTATAGATAGGTATGCAACGCAGCTTGTTTATTTTTTTTAATTGAATTTCCCAAAAACGGTCAAAGCTTAAGTCTATCGGCACCTTTACCACCGTAACAGTTGGTATGTTCGTTATTTTATAAAACTCCTCCTCAACGCGGGGAAGTAGCGCCAGAAAGTTCCTTAGTTGCATTTCGGATTGATCGCTTTCGTTTAAGTAATAGACCAGGTATCCCTCGTCATTATACCCGAATGTTATTTGCCCCTCGAAATTGATCGAGGTAAGCAAGAATTTCTTTTTAATTTGCATATTAATTGTCGATTGAGGGAATGTTTAATTTAAGCGCTACTGAGCGTTCCATTTTTGCGCCCTCGCTTTCGTGCCAATCGTGCAGCAGGCAAATAAAGTCGGCGGTTAAAAGCAGTCCAAGCGCAATCCTCATTGCCCTATCCCACGGCGCATCCTGCCTGATTACTAAGCAGGGATTAAGAACCTTAAAGCCCATGGCTTCCAATTCCAGTTGCTTCGCCATGAATTTGGAATACACTTCGTTGTAAGGCAGGTCGGTTACTTTACCTGCTAAATAAACCGTTGGTTGCTTTTCGCCAGATGGGAAGTCGATGGCGGTATCTATTGAATTATTGTCCATGATTAAAATATTTGAATTTGTGATTGTCTGTAATTAGTGATCAGTATCTCAACTGATCGTTTTTTTAGGGATTGGCGTTCGCCGATGTTAATTGTAAGCAGGCCGCGTTTCTTTGCCTGGTCTAAAATAAAGGGGTGCGCTTCCTCGCTTATGGCAAACTTGATATCGGAGTTTTGAAGCAACTCGAAAAGGTCAAAGGAATCAACCTCATTAAAGCCACATTGAAAGTTATTTTCGGTTCCTAAATAGGGCGGATCAGCGTAGATAAAGGTTGTTGCCTTTTCCTCGGGCTTGATAGCCATTTTTTTAATAACCTTTCTAAAATCGCAGTTCATAAACTGGCAGTCGCTAAGCAGCCGGTTAGTTGTTTCGATGTTTTTTAAAATCACCGACTTGCCATCGTAAACCCCGAACCTTAAAGTATGCGGCTTACCCATGTAGCCAAAATTTGAAAGGAATAAAAACCGAAGCGCCTTTTGTACCGGGTCAACCTCTTTGTTTTTCTGCCAGTAACGCAAAAGTTCCTCATGCACGGGCATGTTAAAAACAGATTTTTCGAGTTGCTTTTTATGCTTTTTAACTACCATAAACAGGTTAAACACGTCCGAATCGATATCGTTAAGAATGTTATACTTTGCTTTAGGCTTATTAAAAAACACGCCTCCAGCCCCAAAAAATGGTTCTACATAAGTAGTATGAGGCGGGAAGTATTGCGTTATGCTTGCCGCTATCTTTCTTTTGTTTCCTAATCGGGTTAAAATCATGTTGGGTAATTGGTTTAAACTAACCGGCTGGGGACGGATACATGTGCTCTACCAAAATGCGAGGTACTAATGTATATGTGTGCCATGCCGGTTAGATTGTTATGCTGACATTTTAGCCAACTTGTATTGATGTATGGAATTTACGTTTGGCCCTAACAACACTTTAGCCCAGGCAGGCGGAACCGCATTGCCGATTAATTTTACTGCATCCTTATGCGATAACTTTAACTCGGGATGACTGAAGTAATCTCTCGGAAAAGTTGAGCATGACGCCAGTTCATCGGGCCGTAAAAACCGGGCTTTAATATCAAAGTCATCAAGTAGGGTAATTAACTGATGCTTGTTGGTTCCTAACACGGCCGATAAAGGATCATCAAGGCTTTGGATACTATATTCCGGGTTGCCGCCACTATTGAAGTACCTGGCTATAAACTGTACTTTCTCCAACCTAATTAACTGATGCCTGTCGGTTCCGGTACATGTATTTATTGGAGCCTCCAACGTTTGCGTCTGGTCGCTGCCCCCATAGAATTGGCAAATGAAGTTTTCATACACGGTAGCTATCTGTTTCGTTTGCCGGGTTAATTGAGGTTTTAAAGGTTCGTTGAGCTTGTTGTAGTTGTCAGACCTGACGTAATCCATTATAAATTGAAGCTTCTCAATAGTAACAAGCTGATGCCGGTTGTTGGTCGATATTGTGTTTATCGGTGCCAACAAGCTTTGGAACCGGTTGGGATCGCCTCCGTAAAAGTGGGTTAAAAACTGGCACAGCTCAGGGTAATATTTTTTTACTCCGCCTGCTATCCTGCGTAAGGTATTTGGCGAGTACGGCTTTCTATGATGCTTTTTTAATGCCTCGTTAAACTTCCGGTCAAAAATGCTGTGTCCTAAATCTTGCGTATCTATATGCGGTTTACAGGACTTCCATATTTTTTTACCATTTAGGCCGGTTTTTGAGTGTGTGAAGGCCGGAAAAGATATATCGATGCCCGGCCGGTAAAAGAAGCAAAAGAACCTGACACGCCTTGTTGGCAAACCATCGTCGGCCGCGTTTCTGATAGACTCGGTATATTCATAGCCTAAATCAATGATCGATTTTTTCCATTTTTCAAATTCCTCGCCCTCCTGCGACTTAATAGGGTTATTATTTTCGTCAACCGGCCCCCACTTTTTGAACTCAGGTACATTTTCAATGCTGATAACCAAGGGCTGTAAATACTTCAGATACCTGTATAACTCCCATCCCATGGTATACGATCCTATTTTCTTTTCGCGGCCACCGTTGGCGTTGCTATGCTGCGTACATTCGATTGATGCATGTATATAGTCGACGTAATCAAGTTCGTGCTCATCTTGCACGTATACATCACTCCAAAATACTTTTGTTTTTTTGTGATGGAAAGCATTGGTTTTTAAGGCAACCTTATCGTGGTTAAGTATCCACAATGTTTCAATTTCTTCCATTGCCTCGGTTCCTTCAGTCCAACCGCCGCCGCCTGCAAAAAACTCTCCTGCTTTAATTTTATCTGTTTCAATCGGGCTGCTTTTAAAGTCGATGTTAAACTGTTTGCGGTTTATTCGCATGGCTTTACCTCCTCGTTATCAACTATCGAATCAAATTTTGGCGGCACGCAAGTATCGTTGCAAAATGATGTCCAGTTATCCAGGTCAACAGAGTAATTACTATCCTCGAAAAGAGGCTTTCCGCAATTGTCGCAGGTGTCAATAGTTGATGAACTTCCGTCTTCATCAAGTATAAAATCTGCTTTATGATGGGGGTGTGCTTTCTCGGCCAGCCTTACCGCCTCTTCGCGGCTTTCTGCATCAACTTCAAATGCTATGTGGTAAACTAAATCTAACGCGTATTTCATGGGGTTAAATCATTAAGGTTAATAATGGTGTGTGGTAGTACTGTTTCGAGCAATACGGTTTCCTTGTGGTGCAATGCTGCGGGTATACTTCCGTTTTGGCCGGTAAACCCTTTCGCCTTTGCTTCAATAAAGCTGCCTTGCTGAATAATGAGGATTGCACTTTCGAGGGCCTGAATTGCTTCAACCACTTTCAGGCCGTCCGAGTAGCCAATAGCGTAGGCTTTGAGGTCGCTATCAGGTAACGGTATTATTTCAATGTCGATGGTTTGCATGTTGGCTCATAATTTTCGTCAATGGAATCGACCAGGTACCTGAATGTGATAAGCGGTTGATGCAGGCGGGTTATTTGGGTGTCGCTGTAGTGTACCTCGTCGCCAACGGCTATAAAACTGGGGCAAAAGATGTATTTGCCTTCGTATATATCATTGTGGAAAGGGCCTGCCTCTACCACTTGCTCGGTGTCGGTATCAACTACCAACCATAGTAAATCCTGTCCCTGATCTTCAAAATGTATCTTTAACATAAAATTGAGTTTGAAAGCCCGGCCCTCGTGTGCCAGGCTTGGTGATTATCTAATCCTTTTACCGGTTACCATTTCCAATATTGCCGCCCTCATGATGGCCAGAATACCTATAACTACAATTGCTATAGCTATAATTTCGAGACAGGCGCATGCGGTCTGTACGCTGAAAACTAATGAGGTGGACAGGAACAGCGCGATTACTATAATTGCGCATACGGTTAATCTTTTTTCCATTTTTTTGTGAGAATTAAGGTTGTATAAAGTGGTTTGAAATTATGCGGTGATACTGAATGTGATTTTTACGTCTGGCTGTCCCTCGGTAATGATGCGCTGCCAGCCGCGAACAAATGTTGAAGTGCGGGTTTTGAATTGAGCGCCTACGATGGTATCAATGCCGGCAGTAAATACTTCGTCGTTTATTTCGGCTTTTTTGTTCACCAGTTCGGCAATGCGGGTAGGGTTTAAGTTTCCCTTTTTGTCCGGCTTCATAAAAGTGTTAAGCAGGTCGCCAAGGGTTTTACGCTTGTCATCATCGGCGCTCATGGTAGCTATATATTGCTTTACCAACTGTATGCCCGCTGCCTCGGTACCGTCAAAACCAATAATAGTATTATGGCCAATGGTTATTGATCCCATACCGTCGCGGCTTGTAAAGGTGTGGCTGTCTTGTTTATCCTTAGCGCTAAAAAGTTCCTGTTTGATTTTTACCAGTGTGCCGAAATCTGCAAAGGTTTGTTCAACTATGTTCTTTTGTTCTACCGAGAATGTAACCAGGCGCGGCAGTAATGATGTAATGGTATCGTCCTGCATACCCTTATAGGCTTCAATGTCATCTTCCCGTTTTTTCTTTTCTGCTTTTTGTTGGTTTTCCAATTCTTTTAAAAGCGCTGCTTTGTCTTCTGATGTTAAGTCTTGTAGTGTCATATCTTAATTTGTTATTGATGATTGTAGTAGTCCTAATTTTACCCGCTGTATGATGATGTTCATTCTGTATTGGATGCGGTCGTGTGGGTGCGGGAAGCTGCCCGTTTTAAACTCCTTTTCCATGGCCTCAACCTTGTTTTTTTGGTTAAGGGCTTCGATCTCTCTCTTATCCATAAGTTTTATTTATAAGTTTTAAGTGTCTGTCAATCGTTAATTGCTCGTAAACCCATTTATCGCCCAGGTATCGCCCTTCGAATGTGGTATAGTAGGCCTTGGCCTGCATTTCTGTAAGGCTGAGGTTCCAGCCTCGTTTACCACTTACTTTGGCATTTACACGGGTATTAAGTTTCTTTTGAATTGGCTTTAAAAGGCTATGCGCAAGGCTCTTTTTAATATCGGTTGGCGTGTTGGCCATGATGTAGTTAAAGAGATTGTTAAGGGCCTCAAATTGCTCTCTGTTGCATGGCAAAATCATTCAACCTCCTTTTTTAATTTGGCTTCCCCGGCCTTTTTGAACTCGGTTACGTGGCCCCAAAATTTGGTGCGGGTGTCGCCGCATGATGCCACATCATTCGTGTTTAAATACTCGTATTCATCGGCGGTCAGGGTTTTGTATTTGTAAAATGATTGATCGCGCACGTACCACTCGTTACGCCACCAACCCCAAAACAGCGGGCTACAAGCAATGGCATGCTTATCCTTGTGGCTATCGCCCATCATCATGGTTAAAAACTCAAAGCCCGCTTCCATCTGGAAGACATTATATTGTTCGTCGCTCCATTCCAGGCGTTGAAGTATAAAAGCCTTCAGGGCATCCATGTGTAAACTAACCTGCCTTACGTGAGGCACCTGGTTTAATTGTTCGGTGTTGTTAATGTTATGCTGCTCCATGATATTCTGCGGCACCTTTATGCCATATTGTGTAAATCCCTCCGTTGGGGCCGAAGTACCTGCCCTTGCTAAATGCTTTGAATCCTTCGACCCAAATTTTTAAGGCCGCGTGGCCCATTACTTTCCGGGCCGTTCGCCCATCCGGCATTTTTCCGTCTGCCTGGCTGATAACTATGAAAAGCTTATCGGGATGTTTTCTAAGAAAAGCCAGAAACCGCTCGAACGTGATAAAGAGATACTGCCAACTATCTATGATGATTATTTTGGGACTTTTAGGCCTGCTTAGCCTTGCATCTAACTCATCTAATGTTTCCTGTACAAGCAGCATTTTTTTCTTTTCTGTCGCCATGCCAACCTTTATGTATAATTCCTGCATTGTGTCGGAGTTTCCCTCCTCGAGGGAGTCATAAAGCACTTGGCCAAAGCGGCACATCTCTTTACATAATTGGGTTACTAAACTTGATTTTCCGTTTCCTGAATTCCCCCAGATAAACCATAGCCCTGTTGTTTTTGGCTCGCCGTAGGCGGCTTTCCATTCGGGCGATAGATCAAACTTTTCATGTTTAGTCGTCATCACATCTTCAACCGACCAGGCACGTTTTAAATCTGATTTTTTCCGCCCCATTATGCGCTAAGCCTTCTCCTTTCTTCTTTCAGGTTTCGCAGTGTGAAACCTGCCGCTGCTATAGTTTTTGTTACGTTGGTATTTGCCGGGAAATTTGCTTGGATGATCATGGCTGAATGCACCATCTTAAATTCTTTCGCTTCGTGCTCACCGTCCGGGCTTGCTTTTTGATATGAATTACCGAAGCGGCTGTTTAATTCTGTATAACCAACTTTTTTAGAAGTGATACGGCGCTCAAATTTTTTCTTAAGGCCATCGGCACCGAATTTATACCATGCGCACAGGCCCTCAACAGCGTTCCACAATGCTTTTACTTCTAAATCTGCCTCGTAGGTAAGGTCGCCAGCCTCATCAAGTATAATAAGGAGCGTTTCGGGCATCTGCCTGATGTAATACACTAAATCTTCGTATACATCAGAGTATTTTCCGGTATTGTTAACACCCAAACTTTTAGCTATAAACCGGATAAGTTTTTGTTTGGATTTTACTTGTGAGCAGTCTACATATACTACATTTGCGTGGGTTGCAGCGTACTCCTTAGCGGCGTGTGTTTTACCTATATCGGGCATATCACACATTTGCCTGCTTGCCGCATTTTTTTGACAAAATTCAAGTTCCTTTGTAATAAAATTAAAGGTTGGCGTCTTAGCGGTAACCCAAACTAAAGAGTTACCTATTTGAACATTGCAGAGTCTTGCGAGGGTGATCCATGTTGCGTCACTGATCACCTTTTCCGTCTCGCCATTTTTTATCCTGCTATATTGAGCGCCATTAATGCCGATTGACAATGAAAATTTTGAGTCTGAACCGCCGAAATACTGGCGCTTTTCGGCCAATGCCGAGATTACTTTGTGTTTTAATTCTGTAGTTATCATCTTAATTTAGGGATTAAAGGTTATCTATAGGGCGTTCGGTCATCCACTCTCCACCCCATTTTAGCATGGCGGTTTCAAGGTTAAAATCTTCTGTTTGTCGGGTAACCGGTGCGGTGGTTTCAGCGGTTGCTTCGGTTATGGCTTGCATGGTACTGGCGGTGATGATCTCGGGTTTAATGATCTTCACCTCGCGGCCGTCCCTAACCATTTTATCGTATTTGGCGGTGTATGATGCCTGGCCGGTGAAAATTTCGGCGTCAGTATCTGTCCATTCAGATTTAGCGGTGTTAAACGTATCTGATAAGACGCATTTGCATAAGTACTCGCCCATCTGGTAAAGGAATACTTCTGTTATTTCGCCGTGTTCGTTGGGAAGCCAGTAAGCATCTACCGTATAATTGTTAGGTTTTAAGCGAGCGATAACAGCCGGTGATGGCAGCTCGTATTCTTTGTATTGTACGGTCACAAACTTGCTCCGCTTGATACTTGATACCGTGTGTTCGCCAATTGAGCGCATCCAAACGGCTTTATTTGGTTTGGCTACATCAGGGTTAATATTGTAGCACAGCACTTGCCAACGGCTCATGCCCGGATATTTCTTTTGCTTAGGGTGTAACTGGTTATTGTAATCGGCAACTGCTTTTAAATCATCGGCTACAAGCGTTTCGTAGCTATAAAGTTTCTCCACGTACTCGTTGCTAACCTTATTGCTTTTTGTGCGGTATGCTTCGCTGCGTGCCCACCAACGGCCGATGCCGGTTTGCGCGTCCTTTTCAACGCCGTATTTTTTTGCCTTGTTAAAATGCTCGGCGTGTTTTTCCTGTGAGTTACCTGGCGCACAAATACGCAGGATGGGGAACATTACGCTCAGGTCATCAAAGAATTTGTTAACCAGGTGATTTTCTACCTCAACCTCCATTGGTACGCCCCAACCTTGTTTATCCATCAGGCGGAACATATCGCGCAAACAGTCAATAAATAAAGCTTCGTCCTTATTGCGGCTGTAAGCCTTACCAACTACGGCACCGCTTGCCACATCATAAGCATAGTAGGCTTTAACACGGTCGCCACCTATAATTTTGCGCGGTAAATCCCTGTCATCCATTGATACCTTACTGAACGAAAATTTAGGGGCATGCCTGCGGGCGTGTGGCCGGTGTGTGTTATTGTAATCAAGTGCATCCATACGGCTCTTGTCAACTAAGGCTCGGTTAAGCGGGTTATTAATGTAGTTCCAAACTGTTTGTTCGCTTATTTCGATAGGCTCACCGTTACGCATAAAGTCGGCACGGTTGAAAAATTCGCCCGTTTGCCTGTCTACTACGTCTATGCGACCGGATAGGAAGCTGAGGTACAACTGATGTACTGATGAGGAGAAAGGTTTGTTAGGCATGGCATAAAGGCTCAGCAACATGCTTTCTACAAGGGCAGTAACCTTGCGGCTGTTATCGTTTCCAAAACGGCCACTGATTAATGATTGGTAGCCCTCCAATTTGTACTCGCGGAATATGCGGCGTAAGCTTGGAATCTTTAATGTGTGGCCTACCTTGTCACGAAGCGCTTCGATATCATCTACCAAAATATCCCATACCGGCAGTGTGCTGCCGCCCATCGCCCGGCGCTTCGCTTTTGAATGCGCTTCGGCTTTTTTAAGGGCGTTAAGTACCGAGGCATTGGTGATGTACTCTTTAATGTGCTTTGCGTCGAGCATCTTATCATCCGGGCGGATGTAGTTGGCGTAGAAGTCAGCGGCTTCGGGATCGCGGCTGTAAAATTGTTCCACCACATTCGGGCGGGCTTCCTTAGTTGGGTCGCCAAATTTTTCGATTAGCTGTTGTTGCCAGTCTTGAGGTAAGTTAACCCAGCTTAGTAGCACATCATTGCCACTACCACCACCGGCACGTAAGCGGAAACCTTCAGATCGGTTGGCGCGTTTCTTATAACCATCGTAACTAATTAAGCTGAGGCTGCCGGGTGCGCTTTTCTCCATATCCGAAACGATATAGCAGAGGCGAACACCAATTTGATTGTTAAAATTATCGTAAGCTGATAGCATAAAATTATTGCTTAGGAGTTGTTATTGCTTAGGGATCAGTTCTTTGTATTTGGACAGAAAGTCCTCGCCCAATTCTTCCAATATTTTCGGCACAATGTTGTCGCCCTTGTAGTGGCCATTGATTGTAAGGCTTACCACCCTACGACTTACACCCAGTTTGTCGGCCAGGCTTGTAACCGATTCGGTCGACACCGCTATCAATCCTCTCAGATAAATATTTTGCGGGTATGACACATTTTTTTCTTCGTTGAGCATGTGAATAATTACATTTGTGAATAATAACACAATGTTCGAAATAAGTTTCGAATAAAACAAAACTTATTTCGAAATAATTTTCGACCACCTACCGATGGAAATAAAACACAAGATCGATCAGATCGCAATGAAGTATTTTGAAGGCAATAATGTCATGTTTGCTAACAGGCTAAAAACCAGTGAGACTAACATCAGAAATTACCGAACAGGCAAGTCACAGCCAAAGCTTGATTTTGTTGCGGGGCTTTCAAAAGAACTCGGTATTAGTTTCGATTGGATTTTTGCAGATGGCGAGGAGATGGTAAGGGATCAGTCCGGTAATACAACCGACCAGGTAAATACTTTCCTTTTAAAAGGCGACAGAAAGTTGGAAAATCAAAGGGTGGCTTTGTACAATACCAATGCCGCTGCCGGTTTAACTCAAACATTTAGCGATGCCCCAAACGTCATCGACTATATATCAATACCTAACTTACCTAAATGTGATGGCGCTATTTATATAACCGGCGATAGTATGTACCCGCTTTTAAAGTCGGGCGATATCGTTGCTTATAAGCGCATTAAGGATATCATAAACGGCATTTTATGGGGTGAGATGTATATAGTTTCATTTCTTATTGATGATGAGGAGTACACTTTGGTCAAGTACATTCAAAAATCTGATCTGGGCGAGGACTTTGTAAAATTGGTTAGTCAAAATCAGCATCATCAGTCGAAAGATATCCCTTTAAAGAATGTGCGGGCCATTGCCATTGTTAAAGCATCTATTCGCTTTAATTCCATGAATTAA